ATTCAGCGGCCCCCCTTCGCATCCGCCGCGACGAACAGGCCGCGGTCGGTCTTCTTGAAGCGGGCCGCGTCGCCCTTCTTGGAGATCTCTCGGATGATCGCGGCGTAGAGCGTGGCGTGCGGCGTCTTGCCGCTGGTGGTCCAGCCCGCCGCGATCGCACGCTCGGCGATGGCCTTGGCGGCCAGCGGCTCGCCCGCTTCGGCGAGGACCTTCGCGGCGAGGTCGAGCCCGCTCGGCTTGCGATCCGACGCCGTCTTCTTCGATCGCGACTGCTTGGGGGCCTTGCTCTTCGCGTAGGCCTCCAGATTCGCGTCGTTGGCGATCTCCTTCGGTCTGGGCACCTCGTGGTCCTGCGGGACGGCCTTGGCCTGCCGAGCCCGCTTGGTCTTGGCCGCGCCCTCGGCTCGGGCGGCGCTCGCGGACATGCGGGGCGTCTTCTTGGCCGGGGCCTTCTCCGGGGTTGCCTTGGCGGTGACCTTCCTGGAGGTCGTCTTCTTGGTGGTGGCCTTCTTCGTGGTCTTCTTGGTCATGTCGGTACTCCTTCGGTTTACAAAAACAGCGAAGCCCGCGACGAGCGGGCTTCAGAGGGGTCGGATCTCAATGTCCCGGTTGCAGGCCGGGCATGTGGTTCGTGTTGGCGGGGCCGATTTGCGGCCCGCTTCGTACGCCCGTTCGAGCGCTTCCTTGACCGACCAGACCGAGAGGTCGTGGAAGTCGAGGCTGTCCATGTTGCGGGCGTCGAGGGTTTCGAGGCCAAGGGCCTCGCGGGCGATGCGGTTGATGGCGGTGTCGCGTGCTTTGCTCATGGTCGTCTGCTCCTTCGGGGTGCGGTGCGTTCAGTTGGCGGCGGCGTCGTCCGCCTCGGCGAGGAAGTCCTCGATGCGCTCGCGCTCCATCCCGCTCATGCTCATCACCAGCTCGATCAGTCCCTCGCGGATGCGGCCGAGGTCACCCGGGTAGCCCCAGTGCGTGTCAGCGAGCGCGGCCCGCTTGGCGTGGGCGTCGAGCTCCATCTGCAGGACGTCGATCAGGCGGGCGATGTCGCTGCGGCGCTTCGCGTAGGCCTGGCTGGCGGTCTCGTTCGTGGTCGTCATGGCGTGGTCTCCTTCGGGTGGTCCCGGCGATGGTTGGGGCCGCGGGGATCCGCCCCGCGTGTGACACATGAAGCCACGACACTTGGCCAAAGGGAAGGCGTTCTGGCCTGCATTTGCAGATGTTTTCGAGATTCTGCGGCGATGTGGTGGGCGATGTGGCGGCAAGGTCCGGGAGGTGCGCGATGACTCCCGAACACGCGCCTAGCGACGGCGGGCCGCAGCGCCTCAACCCGGCCGCGATGTCCCCGGCCGATGTGGCCCGGGTGCTCACGCGGCTCGGGGGGGTGGGCGGAAGCCCTGTCACCGAAGCCATGCTCCGAGCGGACATTGACGCCGGCGCGCCGACCAACGCGGACGGCAGCATCAACCTCGTGCACTACGCCGCGTGGCTTGTGCAGCAGATGAGCGCTGGGGGTGGCCGTGGCGAGTGATTCGAACCAGCCTGTCCAGCCGAGGATCGATCCGCGCTCGCTCAAGCCGTCGGAGACGTGCCGGCTTCTGAACTCGACCCCGCTGGGCGAGGTGATCAACGAGCGGCAGTTGCACCGCCATCGTACGCGGGCGGGGTTCCGGATTGGGGACGGCAAGACCGTCGATCTGTTCCGATACACCGCCTGGCTTGTCTCGACGCGGCACGAGCCGAAGCCCGAGCCAGCGGAGGATGAGCTCTCCGGCTACGACGCGGTGCGCGAGCGGGCCCGCGAGAGGAACAAAGCCCTCTCGCTCTCGGGTCGGAACATCGGCGAGCTTCCGCCGGTCAGCAACCCCGAGCGCAAGCGACGCTGCACGGAGTCGTTCAAGGCGTTCTGCGACACCTACTTCCCGCAGACCTTCCACCTGCCGTGGTCGGACGACCACCTCAAGGTGATCGCCAAGCTGGAGACGGCGGTGCTCGAGGGCGGGCTGTTCGCGATGGCCATGCCGCGCGGCAGCGGGAAGACCACGCTCTGCGAGACCGCCTGCCTCTGGGCCATCTTGATCGGGGCTCGGCCGTTCGTGTGCCTGATCGGCTCGGACGAGGAGCACGCCGCCTCGATGCTGGAGAGCATCAAGAGCGAGCTGGAGAACAACGACCTGCTCGCCGACGACTTCCCAGAGGCGTGCTATCCAATCCGCTGCCTGGAGGGGATCCACCAGCGGGCTTCGGGGCAGCTCCACAAGGGCGAGCCGACGCACATCGGTTGGACCGCCAAGGAGATCGTCCTTCCCACCATCGAAGGATCCGCCGCGTCGGGTGCCATCATCGCCGTTGCGGGGATCACCGGGCGCATCCGCGGTATGAAACGCAAGCGTCCGGACGGCCAGAGCGTCCGCCCGTCGCTCGTGCTCATTGATGACCCGCAGACCGACGAGTCGGCCCGGAGCCCCAGCCAGTGCGCGGCCCGGGAGCGCGTGCTCGCGGGGGCCATCCTCGGCCTCGCCGGGCCGGGCCAGAAGATCGCCGGTCTGATGACGGTGACGGTCGTGCGCCCCGACGACCTGGCCGACCGGCTGCTCGACCGCGACAAGCACCCCCAGTGGCAAGGCGAGCGGACCAAGATGGTGTACGCATTCCCGAGCGACGAAGCGCTTTGGGCCAGGTACGCCGAGATCCGGGCCGAGGGCCTGCGGGCCGACCGGGGTCTCTCGCAGGCGACGGCGTTCTACAAGCGGAACCGCAGGAAGATGGACGCCGGCACATCGATCGCCTGGCCGGCCCGGTTCAACCACGACGAGCTCAGCGCCGTCCAGCACGCGATGAACCTCAAGCTCCAGGACGAGGCTGCGTTCTGGGCCGAGTACCAGAACGAGCCGCTGCCCGAAGTCGCGGCCGACGACGACCTGCTCACGCCCGAGCAGATCGCCGCGAAGACCAACGGCATGCCGCGGGGTATTGTGCCCATCGGTTGCACGCGTGCGACGGTGTTCATCGACGTGCAGGGCAAGCTGCTGTTCTGGCTCGTCGCGGGCTGGGAAGACGACTTCACCGGCTACGTGCTCGACTACGGCGCGTGGCCGGACCCGAAGCAGCAGTACTTCTCGCTGCGCGACGCGCGGCGGACGCTGCTGACCGAGTTCCCGAGGGCGGGCCAGGAGGGCGCGATCTACGGCGGGCTCGAGGCCCTGACCGGCGAGCTGCTCGGCAAGGCGTGGCGGCGCGACGACGGGACCGACCTGCGCATCGAGCGCTGCCTGATCGACGCGAACTGGGGCCAGTCGTCGGACGTGGTGTACCAGTTCAGCCGCCAGTCCCCCCACGCCGGGATCGTCATGCCCAGCCACGGCCGGTACGTGGGCGCGAGCAGCATCCCGTTCAGCGACTACAAGCGCAAACGCGGCGAGCGCGTCGGCCTCAACTGGCGGGTGCCGCTGGTCACCGGCAAGCGTGCCGTTCGGCACGTGGTCTACGACACGAACTACTGGAAGAGCTTCACGCACGCGCGGCTGGGCGTGCCCATGGGCGACCCGGGCTGTCTGTCGCTCTTCGGCCGCGAGGCCTCACGGCACCGCCTGCTGGCCGATCACCTGACCAGCGAGTACCGGGTGAAGACCGAGGGCCGGGGCCGGACGGTCGACGAGTGGAAGCTGCGGGTCGCTGGCCTCGACAACCACTGGCTGGACTGCCTGGTCGGCTCGGCTGTGGCGGCCTCGATGCAGGGCGCGGTGCTGTTCGGGACGGATCACAAAGTCGCGGTGAGGCCTCGCTTGAAGCTCTCAACGCTTCGCCAACACCGTGGGTGATGCGCAGAACAAAGCGATCTTTAGCGGTTGCGCGCCATGGGCTCCCCCGTGGCCACTCCTCAGGACTGTCAAACACTCATGCCTCGTACGTTCCCCTAGTCCTCTCTGTAGGGTCGGTATTCGCTCAGCCCCGGGGGTCATGAGCATGTGTGTAAAAACATCGATCGGTAGGCGTACACGTCAACACTATTGCACAGCGACTCTGGCAGCGTCACCCCACAGTGGTGAGAGGCCTCGGGTGCCACGCTCCATACGGATCAAAACCACCACAGTTGGCAACAAGTATGGTGGATTTGTTCCATCGCAGATGGGTTCGCCGCACCGGGTCATGGCTTCTCACCGTGGTGCTGCCGGACATTCTTGGCTTTCCACGCGATCAGTGGATGCCCGGCGATGCGCTCGGCAAGATCTGAATCTGCGGTGATCAACTCCGGCCGGGATTCACCGTGATCGAGCAGCCGATCGAGGAACTCCCGCTCGTTGTCCCGGAAGGGGAGCAATCGCTCCAGGCCCTGTTGGCACTCGGATACAAGACGCCGAGCCCAGTCCTCAAAGTCCCCGGCCTGCTCGCGTGTTTGATTGCGGAGTACCGGGACCAGCTGGTCCTGTAGTTCCTGCGGTTCAAAAGCGATGTCATCGAGCGTGACAGTTCTCCAGTCCTTCCGATTCATCGCACCGATTGCGACGAACCCACTACGCAGTCGTGTGTCGTCAAGATCGCTGCGCCCGAGCAAGGCGTGGGCATCGAACAGATCCCTGCTGGCATGCCGAGCGAACAGGGCCGCGAACTTCCCTGCGGCGATCTCGTGGATGTCGAGGACCGGTACCCGCTGGGCGGAGAAGTGGCCGAGCGGGCGTGAGTCCATGGGCCCCGCCGGCCACAGCGGGATCCGGAACATGAAGTTGAGATCGACCTCGATGTTGCCGTTCCCGCCCAGCACGCTCTGGTATCGCATCCGCCACTTGCCGCCCGCGTGGTCCGCGGGCGCTCGGGTGATCGCGAGCCCTTCGGCCTGGCTGACTACTTCGATCGCGCGCTCGACCTCGGGCCGCTCGGCGAGCATGGCCTCACGGTCCGTCGAGCCGATGTAGTTCAGGTCGATGTCCACCGACAGTCGAGGTACATCGAACAGGAAGAGATTCAGCGCTGTGCCTCCCTTGAGCGCCACACGCTCCTTGAGGTGCGGATGCTTGCGGATCGCTTCGAGCAGTGATAGAAGTCGCGCGACTTTCTCCAGGATCTCTGGGCGGAAGGACAGCGAGGCGGACTCGGCGAGCAGGCGCTCTCGTGAAAGATTCATCCGACCTCCTTCCACGTCTGCTCGGCCAGTTCCAGCGGCACGACTATGTTCCATGTGCTGACCATGCGGTTCGCCTTGGTCGCGGCTCGCTCGATGTAGTGCGGTGACTTCGGTCGCTGCTTGCGGAGCGTTTCCAGGTGCACGGGCTGGACGGCGAGTCGGCTGGCGTGCATTTCCAGGAAGTAGCCGACCTTGGCGACGGTGGTGGCGGAGCCGAGCCGCAGCGCGTACTCGACAAGCTCATCGAGGTCGAAGTACGGCACGGACTCCAGCGAACGCCAGACCTCTTCCAATCCGCCAGAGAGATCGAGCCGGTCGAGCACGTCGACGCAGGTTCGTTCCAAGGTGGTCACGCGAACATCCAGACCGAGCCGGTCTACGACACGGACGCCTATCCGGTGATCGTGGTCGAGCGCCTTGGGCACGCGGACCGGCTGGAACGAGAACGACCGCACTTTGGCCGGGCGGCTCGAGGTCCTGGTGAGGTACTGGTACTGCTCGAAGACGCTGTGGGCATACCCATGGAGTTCGAGGGCCGTGTGGTATGCGAGCACCGCGTCGGGAGCCATGCGGGAGGCGACCAGATACGGATCGACGGAAGCCGTCGCCGGATCGCTGCCCGGTGGAACGGTCATGTAGAGGCCGCGTCTGAGCCGGACGATGCGGCCTCGCGACTCATGGTGGGCCAGAACGGACTGCCGGGTCGCGCTGTGGCCCGAGCCCATCTGCCGGTGATGCTCGGCAAACTCGTCGGCCGTGAAGACCGGATAGCGTGCGAAGAAGCTCTCTGGGTCCATCATACTTGAGTTCCTTTGCCGAAACCTGGCCTAATGATACTGGTATCGGCAATCAGGATCAAGTCTCTTGATCCGAAGACTTGATATGGTGTGCAGAAACATGGCCCAGTGGGCATGGTATCCGCACTCAGAATCAAGTTCTGGTGCTTTGGTGGTGCTCTGCGGGCCTAGTCCGCCCCCGTTCGGCGTGCAGGGGAGGATTACACGGCATAGGTGACCCGAGAGGCCCCCGCGAGGTGCGGGGGCACGCGAGGTTGCCGTGCCTGATTCCACCCCCAATCTCGAACAGGCGATCGCCGACAACGCCGCCGGGCCATCCAAGGCCTCGGTGGACGGGCAGTCGGTCGAGCAGCACGCGATCCGCGACCAGATCGAGGCGGACCGCTACCTCGAGTCCAAGCGGGCCACGCGCCGGCGCGGGCTGGGGATCCGGCTGTTCAAGATCGTGACCGGGGGGGCCGGTGGCACCGGCGGACGGGAGGGCGGATGCTGAAGCGCCTGCTTGCCCCGCTCTCGCGCCAGGCCGACCCGGTCCGGGCCGCCACGGCGATCGTGCCTCAGCGGACACGGATGGTCCGGGCGCGGTTCGACTCGGCACAGACCACCGCCGACAACCGCCGCCACTGGGCCGCGGCCGACGGGCTCTCGCCCAACGCGGCCGTCAGCCCCGAGGTGCGCCGCATCCTGCGCAACCGCGCCCGCTACGAGGTAGCGAACAACTCCTACGCCAAGGGCATCGTCCTCACGCTGGCCAACGACACCATCGGCACCGGGCCTCGGCTGCAGATGCTCACGCCCGACGCCTCGGTCAATGCCCGCGTCGAGGAAGCGTTCGAGGCCTGGTCGGCGGCGATCGACCTGCCCGGCAAGCTCCGCAGCATGCGGATGGCCCGGGCCGAGAGCGGCGAGGCGTTCGGCCTTCTGATCTCCAGCCCCGGGCTCGACACACCCGTCAAGCTCGACCTGCGTCTGTTCGAGCCCGATCAGGTCTGCACGCCGTGGTTCGGGCGCACGCCCACTGGTCAGGCGGTGACCGATGTCGACGGCATCGTTTTCGACGCCAGCGGGCTGCCGGTGGCATATCACGTGCTGCGGCACCACCCCGGCGACGGGGCGTGGCATGCCGTTCGCGACCACGACACCTACCCGGCCGCCTCCATACTGCACTACTTCCGGCCCGACCGACCGGGGCAGTGGCGTGGCATCCCGGACATCACACCCGCCCTGCCGCTGTTCGCGCAGCTCCGCCGCTACACGCTGGCGGTGATCGCCGCCGCCGAGACGGCCGCGGACTTCGCGGCGGTGCTCTACACCGATGCGCCCGCCAACGGTGAGGCCGACCCGCTCGAGCCGATGGACGAGGTCGAGCTCGAGAAGCGGATGGCCACCGTGCTGCCCGGCGGCTGGAAGCTCGGGCAGGTCCACGCCGAGCACCCATCAACGACCTACGGCGAGTTCAAGCGCGAGATCCTCAACGAGATCGCCCGCTGCCTGAACATGCCCTTCAACGTCGCGGCCGGGAATAGCTCGGGCTACAACTACGCCTCGGGCCGCCTGGACCATCAGACCTACTTCAAGAGCATCCGCGTCGAGCAGCACCGCCTCCAGCAGACGGTGCTGGACCGCTTGCTCCGCGCCTGGCTCGATGAGGCCGCGCTGGTCGAGGGGCTGCTGCCTCAGGCCATGCGTGTGCGCGGCGCAGCGACACCGCACGTCTGGTTCTGGGACGGCGTCGAGCACGTCGACCCCGCCAAGGAAGCCAGCGCGCAGGCGACGCGGCTGGCCAACCACACCACGACGCTCGCGCACGAGTTCGCACGGCAGGGACGCGACTGGGAGGACGAGCTCCGCCAGCGGGCCAAGGAACTGGCCCTCATGCGCGAGCTCGGGCTGCCGGTCACCACCAAGCCTGGCGGCCCAAGCGACACAACGGGCGAGCCCGATCCCGACGACACCAACCCCGACACCGACGAGACCGTCACCGACGAAGCCACCAAGGAGGCCGCGTAGCGATGTCACACCAACGCATGATCCAGGCGTCCGCTGCCCCCGCGCAGCCCACTGCCCTTGCCCACCCGAACCCCGGCTCGCACCCCAAGACGCTGGCGCTCACCGCGCAGGCGGAGTTCGAGATCGAGGGCGCTGACACGGTCAGCGGCGATGGCGGCGCTGCCGCTCCCCTGCCGCGGTTCCGGATGATGGCCTACAGCGGCGGGCCCATGCGCGTCGCCGGCTGGCGGCACCCGGTCGTGATCGACCTGGCCGGGCTGGCGATCCCCTCGCCGTCGCGACCGATCCGGTTCGGGCACGACGCGACGGCGGGCGTCGGGCACACCGACCAGGTGATGGTCGAAGACGGTCGGCTGGTGGCCACGGGGATGATCTCCCGCGACACGCCCGCGGCCCGCGAGGTCGTGGTCTCAGCGCGCAACGGCTTCCCCTGGCAGGCGTCGGTGGGTGCGAGCGTCGAGGCGTTCGAGTTCCTCCGCGAGAACCAGACCGCGACCGTCAACGGACGCGAGGTCGCCGGCCCCTTGAACATCGTGCGCAAGTCCACGCTTGGCGAGATCAGCTTCGTCGACCTCGGGGCCGACGGCTCGACCTCGGCGACCATCGCCGCGGGAGCTGCCGCGGGGGACGATGCATCCGATCCCGTCCAGGGCGCGGGCACCCCTGCGCCCGAAGCGAACCAGCCCGCGATCACCGACCCGGTGCAGGCCATGCGGCAGCAGATCGCCGCCGAGAGCGAGCGGATCGCCGCCGTGCGACGGCTGTGCGCGGGCCAGCACCCCGAGATCGAGGCCCGCTCGATCCGCGAGGGCTGGGACGCGACCAAGACCGAACTGGAGGTCCTGCGGGCCAGCCGGCCCAAGGCCCCTGCCATCCACGCTCCGGCCGCGCCGGCGGTGAACCAGCGGGTGCTCGAAGCCGCGTGCGTTCTCTCGGGCCGCCTGACCACCCCGGAGCGTCACTGCGCCGAGCAGGATCTGGAAGCCGCGACGCGGGCCTTCGGGCAGTCGATCGGGCTCCAAGAACTGCTGCTGCACGCCGCTTGGGCCAACGGCTACACGGGCCGGACCTTCCGCGACTGGCACGGCGTGATGGACGCGGCCTTCGGACGCGGCATCGAGGCATCCAACAGCACGATCAGCATCGGCGGCATCCTCTCGAACGTCGCCAACAAGTTCCTGCTCGAAGGCTTCTTCAGCGTCGAGCGCACCTGGCGGAACATCACCGCGGTGCGCAGCGTGACCGACTTCAAGGCCGTCACCAGCTACCGCCTGACGGGCAACGACCAGTACGAGCGCATCGCGCCCGGCGGCGAGATCAAGCACGGCACGCTGGGCGAGGAGACCTACACCAACCGGGCCGAAACGTACGGCCTGATGCTCTCGATCGATCGCACCGACATCATCAACGACGATCTGGGTGCAATCACCAGCGTGCCCCGCAAGCTCGGCGCGGGTTCGGGCAAGACGATCAACGACATCTTCTGGAAGACCTTCCTGGCGAACTCGGGCTTCTACACGGCGGGCAACAACAACTACCTCGCCGGCGCGGACACCGCCCTGTCGATCGACGGGCTGACCAAGGCCGAGGTCGCCTTCATGGACCAGGTGGATTCTGACGGCAAGCCGCTCGGGGTGATGCCGCAGGTGCTGCTGGTGCCCACAGCGCTGTCGGCGCTGGGCAGCCAGCTCTTCAAGAGCATGGAACTGCGCGACAACACCTCGAGCGCCAAGTACCCGGTGACCAACCCGCACCAGGGCAAGTTCCGCGTCGAGGTCAGCCGCTACCTGGGCAACGCGGCCTACCCGGGCCACTCGAGCAAGGCCTGGTACATGCTCGCCTCGCCGGCGGATCTGCCGGTGATCGAGGTGGCGTTCCTCAACGGCCAAGAGGCCCCGACCATCGAGACCGCCGAGCAGAGCTTCAACCGGCTGGGGATCCAGATGCGCGGATACCACGACTTCGGCGTCGCGCTGCAGGACCCGCGCGGCGGCGTGAAGAGCAAGGGTGAGGCATGACCCAGTTCGGCGGCGGCGGGTTCGAACCGGTCGACCCCGGTGACACAGGCAACGGCAACGGAGGCACAGCGATGGCAACCACATTCGTACAGCAGGGCGCGGCGATCGATTACACGCCGGGGGCGGACACCCCCGCGGGCACGGTCGTCGTGCAGGGCGATCTGGTCGGGGTCACCCGGGTGGATCTCAAGGCGGGCCAGCTCGGAGCGCTGGCGGTCGAGGGGGTCTTCGACTTCCCCAAGGCGACCACCGCGGGCACGGGCTTCACCGCCGGGCAGCTCGCCTACTGGGACAACACCAATGACGTGGCGACCAAGACCGCGACGGGCAACAAGCTCATCGGCAAGGCGGTGCGGGCCGCGGCGGAAGCCGACGCGACCGTCCGCATCCGGCTGTCGCAGTAACCGGCCGCATCGATCGGAGGCTGCACCGTGGCGGACCTGCTCGAACAAGGCGCATCGTTCCTGAATAGCCAACAACACGCGCACATGGCGCGGCCGGTGGTGTACCAGCGGGGCGCTGCGCAGGTCGAGGTGAGCGCCACCATCGGCCGCACGGAGTTCGAGCAGGCCGACGAGGCCGGGCTCATCCACCGGATCGAGTCACGCGACTTCCTGGTCCGCACGGCTGATCTGGATCTGGGCGAAGGACCCACGCTCCCCAAGGCCGGCGACCGCGTCCGGGAGACCGTCGGTTCATCCGTGTTCGTCTACGAGGTCAACGCGCCCGGAGGTCAGCCGCCGTGGCGGTACAGCGACCCGTATCGCAAGGCGCTTCGCATCCACACCAAGCACATCGCCACCGAGGACCTGCCGTGACCAGTGTTCCCACCAATGGGCACCCCGCCCGCCACATCCAGCAGCCCAACGCCTGGCACCGATGGGCGGCCCTCGCGCTGACCGTGGGCATGGCGGCGCTCGCCGTCACCGTCCAGTGGGGTGTTGTGACCACCAAGCTGGACCACGTGGAGCGCCGGCTGGACGAGCTCATCGTCGAGGCCAGGTCGCTGCGGGCCGAGTACCAGGCGCTCGAGCGCCGTGTGTCCTACCTCGAAGGCCGCTTCATGGGAGGTGCGCAGGGGCCATGAGCACGATCAGCATCCTCGCCGACGCGGTGGCCGAGCACATCAACGCGGGCACCTACGCCCAGCCGGTGTCGGCCGTCCGCACATACCAGCCCGCGTTCACGCTCGAGGATCTCGGCGAGTTGCGGGTGTCAGTCGTGCCGAGGACGACCACCGTCTCTGCGGCGAGCCGCGAGAGCAGTACCTACGAGCATGTGCTCGATGTGGGCGTGCAGAAGAAGCTGCCCGCAGAAGACAATCAGGCCGCGATCGACGAGCTGCTCGAACTCACCGAGGCCATTGGCGACCGGCTGCGTCACACACGGCTGGCGGATTTCCCCGAGGCGGCGTGGGCGGGCCTTGCGCACGAGCCGGTCGTCTCCAGCGAGAGCCTCGAGCAGCACCGCGTATTCACCAGTGTTCTGAGCGTCACCTACCGGGTGAGGAGGTAACCGATGGCAATCAAGCTCGGCATGGAGGCCAAGCTGCTCTACCTGGTCGGCGGCCAGGGCGGGGCCGGCTCGTGGACGGCGATGGACAACGTCCGGGACGTGACCCTCAGCTTGGAAGCGGGCGAGGCCGACGTGACCACCCGCGCCAACGCGGGCTGGCGCGCGACGGTCGCCACGCTCAAGGAGGCGAGCGTCGAGTGGGAGATGGTCTGGGACACCGCCGACGCGGGGTTCACCGCCATCAAGAACGCGTTCTTCAACAACGACCTGATCGGGCTGCAGATCCTCGACGAGGCCGACGGCCAGGGGCTGCAGGCGGACTTCTCGATCACGAACTTCAGCCGCAACGAGGCGCTCGAGGAAGCCATCACCGTCTCGGTGACGGCCAAGGTGACCTACTCGGACACGGCCCCGAGCTGGATCGGCGGATAACAGATCGGAGGCATCGATGCGCACGTTCAAGGATAACCAAGGCCGCGAGTGGACCGTCGAGATCACCGTCGCGGCGATCAAGCGCGTGCGTGGGCTCGCGGGCGTCGACCTCATGGAGGTGCTCGAAGGGTCAAACGGGCTCATCGAGAGGCTCGTGCGCGATCCCGTACTCCTGTGCGACGTGATCTACGCCGCGTGCAAGCCGCAGGCGGATGAGCGTCAGGTCAGCGACGAGGCGTTCGGCGCATCGATGGCCGGGGACGCGATCGAGCACGCGACGGCGGCGCTCTTGGAGGAACTGGTGGATTTCTGCCCGAGCCCGAGGGACCGGGCCAACCTCGGGCGGGTGCTCATGGCCACACGCGAGGTGATGGACAAGGCCCGGGACGTGGTGGAACGCCGGATCGACGAACTGATCGACGGCGGGGCGCTGGAGCGGGCGGTGCTCGAAGCGGTGCCTCCGAAGGTCGAGGCGGCGGCTGGCGGCTCGTCTGGCAGTGCGCCGGCATCCTCGGCATCGATCCAGCCCCCCTGACGCTGCGTGAGCTGGTCGCGATGGCAGAGGCCCGGCAGCGCGACGAGTGGAGCCGGACGAGCTCGGTCATGGCGCTGGTGGCCAACACCCAGCGCAACCCCAAGAAGACCCGCCCGTTCCGGCCCGGCGACTTCGACCCGTTCGCCCGGGCCGCTGACAAGCGAACGCAGGTCATCCCGGCCCCCGTGTCGGTGCTCAAGGACGTGTTCATCAGGAACCAGAAGCAGCAAGGAGGCACGCGTGAAGATTGATCCCAAGCATCTGGCCTTCGGCTTCGGCGTGGTGATGCTTTCGCTCGGGCTCGGCGCGTGCGCCGGCTTTGACCTGGGCGACGTCGTCAAGGTCAAGACGCCGAGTGGCATCCAGCAGACCCGCGGCCTGCCGCGCACCACCACGCTCAACGAGGCGGAGGCCGAGTACCGGGCGTGGTTCGAGGACACCCAGCGGGTCGGGGCCCAGTGGAAGGCGTCGATCGAACGCGGCGGCGAGATCCGCGGTCTCCTGGGGCAGATCACCCTCTCGGCCCTCGACGACTTCGGCCCCACGCTCGCGGGCGTGCCCATCGCGGGTCCGGCTCTGCCGGCGCTGACCGGTCTGGCGGGGCTGTTCATCGGCGCGGGGCGACTCCGCAAGGAGAAGGAGGCGTCGTTCAACAAGGGGCTGAAGGAAGGCCGCGTGGTGCCCAGCGGAGGTACACCCGCGTGATCACCATGCGGATCAAGGACGTGTTCTTCGACCGGCCCGCGGTGAAGCGATCCGTGGACGTCGCCAAGCGGAGGGTGCTGAGCAAGGGCGGCGCGTTCATCCGCACCGCCGCCCGGACCAGCATTCGCAAGCGCAAGGGCTCGGCCCCGCCCGGCAAGCCGCCGCACTCGCACGAGGGCTCGCTGCGGCGGCTGATCCTCTTCGGCTACGACCGCAGGTCCGACAGCGTGGTGGTCGGCCCGGTGGGCTTCAAGAAGAGCGTTGCGCCGCGGGCGCTCGAGCACGGCGGCGCAACCGTCGTCGTCTCGCGTCGGCGTGGGAGGCTTCAGAGTCGGAAGGTCAAGATCGCCGCCCGGCCCTACATGGCTCCGGCACTCGAACGCGAGCGGCCAAAGCTGCCGGTGCTGTGGCGCAACAGCGTGCGGAGGGGGTCGTAGATGGCCGACACCCGAGGCATCCGAGCCGGACGCGC